TTAAACCAGCAATTGTAAAGATAAAAGCATTGGGTTTGCAAAAATATATTGAAAATTGTGGGGGTGGTTTAGCGGTAAGAAACGTAACTTGTGGAAGTAGATTATCAAATCATAGTTGGGGAACTGCCATTGATATGAACACCACAAAATATCCGTATGGATACAAATTCAAATCAGACGGTATTTATGCTGGCAATGCAAAGATAAGAGATTTGAATGAGTTTGATAGAGGATTCCAACAAGTAGCAGCTATATTCAAATCACAAGGAATGACTTGGTTAAGCAATAATGACCCAATGCACGTTTCAATATATGAGTAACAATCATAATAATTCCCAAAAATAACAATTTAAATATTTATAAACATAACAAATAATAAAGTATGGATACGGACAAATTATTAAAAGCCATTCAGATTCTTATTAAAGAGGAACTTAAAGAACAATTACCTGCTTTAATTAAGGAAGGTGTGAAGGCTGAGATGAAAAAAATGTTAGCAGAGGGTAAACAACCTGCTAAACCAAAAACTACTGGATTATCAATGGCTAAAGCTATGTTAGATGATGAGCTTATTGAAGAATCGGTATCTACACAAGTAGTACCACAAAAACAATTCAGTAAAAACCCAATGATTAACCAAATCCTTAATGAAACACGTGGTGGAATCCCACAAGGAGATGGAGGGTTCAGAACAATGAGTTTTGGACAAGGTGATATGGGTTCTATTGTAGGTAAAACAGCAATTGCTGAAAAAATGGGTTATGGTGATTTAGCGAAAGGACCTTCTCCAACAGGATTAGGTGTAAATACTGGAGTAGCTGAATTGGATAAAGCCTTTAACAGAGATTATTCAGAATTGGTAAAAAGATTTAAGAAATAATAATGGCAATTGTATTAGGACAAAAGTTAGTACAAGATACGAAAAAATTTGATGATTTTGCGATAGGTATAACTTTGCCAATACAAATTGGTAATACTGCATTTAATCAAAGTTTCAAAACCGCAGAGCAAGCTAGTTCTAATATAAAAAATCTATTATTAACAAAAAGAGGTGAAAGAATAATGCAACCAAATTTTGGTAGTGGTCTTCAAGAATTATTATTTGAATTTAATGATGATGCATTAGCAGAAAAAATAGAAGATACAGTTACATCGGCACTAGAAAATTGGTTACCATACATAAGTGTTGACCAAATTGATATTGGAGCAACTGATTTGGATAAAGATAATAACATAGTAAATGTATCAATTAAATTTAGAGTATTAGGAAATCCAGATTTAAATACAGTCACCTTTAATGTAGGTGTATAATATAATAGAATATGTCAATAACAATTACAAATAGAAATTTTAAAAATAAAGGAAAAGATATAAAATATCTTAATAAAGATTTTGCTTCATTCAGAAACAATTTAATTGAATTTGCAAAAACTTATTTTCCAAAAACATATTCTGATTTTAACGAATCATCGCCTGGTATGATGTTTATTGAAATGGCATCTTATATAGGTGATTCACTATCATATTACATAGATGATACTTTAAAAGAGTCATTAATGACTTATGCAGAAGACCCTCAAAGTGTTCTGGCATTATCACAATATTTGGGGTATAGACCTAAAGTAACTGCTCCTGCAATTACAACATTAAGTGTATATCAATTAGTTCCATCTATTGGAATTGGTATTAATAATAAACCGGATGAAAAGTATTATTTAAGAATAAAAGAGGGTATGTTGAGTAAATCAACCAAAGCTGGTATAATTTTTAGAACAACTGATGTAGTAGACTTTTCTGATGAAAGTGATAGGGAAATAAGTATATATCAAAGAGATGTGAATACAGGAGAACCATTATTTTATTTAGTTAAAAAATATGTTCAAGCTTTATCTGGTGAATTAGTAGAAAAACAAGTGCTATTTGATTCATATTCACCTTTTCAAAAAATAGATTTACCTGAAACTAATGTAATTCAAATTTACGATTGTAGAGATTCTAATGGAAATAAATGGTATGAAGTTCCATATTTAGCACAAGAAATGGTTTTTGTTGATTCACCTAATACGGAGGTAAATGATCCTGATTTATATCAGTTTAAATCAACTGTACCATTTGTATTAAAAACAATAAAAACGGCTAGACGATTTGTATCAAAAGTAAATCAAAACAATACAACATCTATCCAATTTGGTGCAGGTGATTCATCGGCATCTGATGAGCAATTGATTCCAAATCTTAAAAATGTTGGATTGGGTTTACCAAATTCTATAAGTAGATTGGAAGAATCATTTGACCCAACTAATTTTTTGAAAACTAAAACGTATGGCACATCCCCATCCAGCACAACTATAACTGTAAAGTATATGATTGGTGGTGGTGTTGAATCAAATATACCCGTTGGGGAATTGACAAGAGTTGATACGATAGAATTTGAAGAAGATACTGAATCATATAATGCATCTGAATTAGCAATATATAATACCGTAAAAAACTCAATAGCAATTGATAACGAAGTGCCTGGGAGTGGTGGTAGGGGTGCTGAGAGTTTAGAAGAAATAAGACAAAATGCATTAGCTAATTTTGGTTCACAAAATAGAGCAGTAACATCAAACGATTACCAAATTAGAGCATTATCAATGCCGCCAAAATTTGGGGCAGTTGCTAAAGCATTTGCAGTAGCCGATGGTACATTAGATAATAACTCACCATCATCTATCTTGGCCTCTCCAAATAATTTACAAGAGTTTACCGATTTGGTTATGAGTTTTGTTTCTAAACCGGATGATGAAGAACCTACTCAACAATCAATAAAGGAAGAAATAACTAGATTTTTAATTGGAAAAACTTCAAATGAAAATGAAAAGAATAATCCATTTGCAATTAATTTATATTTGTTAGGATATGATGGAATTGGGCATTTAACAAATATTAATAGAGGTGTTAAGGAAAATTTAAAAACTTATATGAATGAATACCGATTATTAACCGATGGTATTAATTTATTAGATGGATTTGTTATTAATATTGGAATTGATTTTGAAATAATTGTATTTAGTAGTTATAATAAAAGTGAGGTTCTTACAAAATGTATAGATGAACTTAAGCAGTATTTTAGTATAGATAATTGGACATTTAATCAAACAATAAACTTAAGTGAAGTTGAATTATTAATAGCAAACGTTGAGGGAGTATCATCAGTTCCTATGGTTAAACTAATAAATAAATGTGGTGGTAGATATTCACCAAATTCATATAATATAGATGCGGCAACTAAAGATAAGATTGTATATCCATCATTAGACCCATCGGTTTTCGAAATTAAATATCCGGATTCGGACATAAAAGGTAGAGTAAGATAATGGCATACTATTTCCTAACAGCATCAAAAGATGCAACAATTTATTTACAACAACCAAACCAAAATACTGGCTTGGATGAGATATTAGAAATCAGTAAACTTTACTATGGAAATATTAAAGATGTGTCACGTACTCTTTTAAAATTTGAAGTTGGGTTTTTATCATCATCTTTAGTAAATAATGCTATTAAAATGGAGGAAGCTACTTTAATTTTAAAAGAAACTAAAAGTGAGGAAGTTCCATTGGATTTCACATTATATGCATATCCAATCTCACAAAGTTGGCAAATGGGTAATGGTACTAGATTCGATAACGTATCAACTCAAGGTGTAACTTGGAATTATAGAGAAGGTGATACTAAATTAGATTGGTTGCAAAATACTTTGGCATCTGGTAGTGATTCTAATCCAAATAATGGTACTGGTGGAACTTGGTATTTAGCAAGTGGTTCAACTCAATCATTTGAATACCAATCGGCAGATATTACAATGGATTTAAAACCAATGTTAAGAGGTTGGATGAGTGGTTCTATTCCAAATGATGGATTAATAATTAAATTTAGTGATAGTTTAGAAAACGATACCGAAGATTATGGTGTACTAAAACTATTTAGTAAAGAAACAAATACAATATATCAACCAAAAATTAGAATTGGTTGGAATGACCAATCTTTCATAACGGGTTCATTAACTCAATTAGTAGCATCTGATATTAAAATAGGAATTACTAATTTGAAAAAAGAATATAAAGCGGAAACAACTCCAACTATGAGAATATTTGCTAGAGAATTATATCCTTTAAAAACTTTTACAAATACATTTGCATATACTGATATAAAATATTTACCACAAACATCATACTACCAAATTAAAGATTTTGCTTCCGATGATATTATAATACCATTTAGTAATTACTCAAAATTAAATTGTGATTCCAATGGAAATTATATAAAACTAAATCTTTCAAATTGGGAAGCTGGGAGAGTTTATAAGATTGAATTTAAAATTGATAACGATGGTGATGTTCAATATTTTGATAATGAATTAACTTTCAATGTTGTAAAAGATTAAAAATGTTAAAAACGGGATTAAAAAACGAAAAGAAAGTTGGACAGATTTTAGTTAGTGGTTCATTAGCACTTACCACTAAAAACTCGTTTGGTGTCCATGTGTTTAGTGGTTCTGTAGCTGAAGATGGTATTGTTTCTGGAAAATTATCAAGACCAAAATACAAAGAATCAGAACTATTAAAGTCGATAGATACTACAATTATAGAATTAATTCCAGTGCAAGCTCCGGTTTTACCTGAGATGGTTTTAAAAACAATCTATGATGCAGCATTAGTTGAGATTGCAAATAGAGATATTATAATAACACAATTGAATGCGGATATATTAGATTTAAGAGCTAAAGTAACTGAATTGGAAATAGTTACACAAAGTTTAATAGTTCAAATTGATGGAAAGGATTTAGTTGTTGCAACGGCTGAAAACCAAACACAGCAAGCTAATTCTAAAGTTACTGGTACGATTATAGAACTTCAAAATTCAATACAAAAAGCAACCGCAGAATCAATTCAAAGAGTTTCTTTATTTGCAAGAAATCAAACATTGGAAAAGCAGGTAGACCAATTGAGAGAAGAATTATTTGGTAAAGCTGCTAAACTACAAGAAGGATTTAAGGTATCTGATGATTTTGCTGCTAAAGTGGCAAACATCTCAGATAAACAATATCC